AGGATTGCTCAGTATGATGGGGACGACGCAAAAATGCGCGGGGCGGCAGTATGCGCATACAAAGAATTGCGACTCAGTGCGCTCGGCAAGCCTGCTCCGTCCGAAGTGGAGATGGACAATCTAACGACTCAGCCAGTAAAGGTTGTGATTATTAATAGCCCAGAACTGATGCACCCGGAAGTACAAGAGGAAAAAAAGGCGGAAGTATTGAAGCCAAGTTTCGCAGAAGTAGTCGGAATAAAAACTAATCCCAAGTAATGGAAGGCGACTCAGTGCCTAGAAAAAAAGTGGTAGAGGCAGAGGAACGCCCAAAGTATCTTAACGCTGAAGGCAAGTTGGACTTCGATAAGATATTCAAGTTTCAAGCGAAGCAAACCGAACTCCTCAGGAACGTAGTAAGAAACGGTAAGATGTATGTTCAGCCTGTGGCGCAGCAATGTTTGAGTGTCGGCGGTATTCGTTCAGGAAAAACTTCTGGATGGTTGATGTTTCTTGTACAACATTATATTTTAGCCTTTAGCGGGTGCAATGTATTAGTTCTGCGTAGAACTTTCCGTGAGTTGGAGAGCGGTGCCATAAGTGATTTTAAAACCTTTATCCCAAAAGAATTGTATGACTACGACGCCACGCGCCACGTGGCTACATTCAAAAACGGTTCTAAGGTTATTTTTGGGCATTGCCAAAATTTAAGAGAACGAGACATAGAGCAATACTTAGGTAGTGCGTACCCCGCAATTCTTGTGGATGAGTGTGGTCAATTCTCTCCCGATGCATGGATGATGTTATTTTCAAGAAACATTATAAACGCCGGGTGCCAACGGGATGAAGCAGGAAATCTTCCTGTACCAGTCATAATCGGTTGCTCCAATCCTCTTGGTCCTTACTACTCATACTACCAAACTGTTTTTGTACAAAAAGAACCATGGATGAAACCTGAGGATGCTCGCAAAGACGAGACCAACGGTACGTGGTGGATAACCGAATCCGGCGAGTGGAAACTGATTTACAATCCGTCTAAGTATGCCTGCCAGCGTTCAACAGTACTTGACAATCACGAACTTCTAAAACGTGATCCCGATATTATTGCCCGTTTGATGAGTCTGCCCAAAGCCAAGCGCGACAAGATGCTGCTTGGACTTGACGGAGTTTCTGAAGGACAGTATTTTGACTGCTTCGACCCATATTACCATGTCATAAACACAAGAGATGACCCAGACGCAATTATTTGGCAGGAATACCAGCCTTGCTGGGCGGGGCATGACTGGGGGGTCCAGCATGCTAATGCACTGCACCTGTTCACAAAAGCCTTATGTAAAAACTCAGTTGGGGACGACTATAAACTCAAGACAGTTTGCTTTGCAGAGATAGTGACTACGGGCGGAAAGACAATGGAGCAGATTGTTTCTATCCTGAGAACAAAATGCAAACTACCTAACGGCTCGCCTATTAACCTCAAGGCAATATACTTTTCACACGAAAAGTTTGCTCGACAAATGGAAGCGCATTCCCCTGCCGATGAATACTCACGCGCTCTAAGGGCCGTGGGGTTACCTGCAGTAACGCCAGCGACGAGAGATCGTATTGGATCTGCGTCGTTAATGTACAACATGATTAAAAAAGGCGAGTTGGTTTTCTTAGATACCTGCAAAGAAACTATACTTGCCATACCGTCTATGATGCGAGACCCAGACAACCTTGATGACGTATTGAAGGTTGATGCTAAATGTGATGACGTGTACGACTCGTGTCGTTATGGAATCTATGGGTATCTCGGCGCTCGCAAGAAGCCCGTGGCAGATCAACAACGAGATAGACTCAAGGAGTTGGTTAAAACCGACCCATATGCTGCACACTTCTACAATATGAAGCTTGCAGAAGATGCCAAAAAGAGAACTGTGTGCTTTGCTCAGAAAGAACAACCAGTCTGGGTTGGCAAGTCAAAGTATTAGAAGGACTCAGAGATGAAGATTCGCAAAGAGAAAAAACCTGTCACAAAACGCTCTAATGTTTATTCCAAACTTATAGAACGTTTGGAAACTGATCTTCTCATGGCTAGGTCTGATATTCAGCAAATGAAGCAGGACAAAGATCAAACAATTGCTGAACTTCGCACGGAAAAAGCCCAACTGTTTGCTAAGTGTTCTGTCTATGAGTTGAACATCAACCGACGCGTGGGGATTGACCCAGCCGCCAAAGCACCGCAGATGCCGAACTTCAAAGACTTCAATTCCCCGCCACCCATGACGCGCTGGCAACAGCAAGTCGCTTTGAATGACGCTCAGAACGCTAAGGAACTAGCAGAGGAAGCAAACGCCGCCAAGGGTTAGGAGAAAACAATGCACCAATCTACGACTAATCCTGAGAAGAAATTCGGGTCCATCTATGCACAGCGTAGGTATGATGAAGAACGAAGTAAGGACTCTAGTACTAAACAAAAAATATACTGCCTACGACATGGACAAACTGCCTTGGACGACCTACACCGTTCCGATGGCTGGCTTTGACCTGCCCTTAAATGATGATGGCAGGAAAAACGTAGTCGTGGCACTTGCCGAGCATCTTAAAGACGTTCCCATTACCACTATCTATAGTTCCCCTTTGAAGCGCACAGAGGAAACGGCGCACATAGTTGAGTCTGGTCTACCTTCCAAACCAAAGGTAAAGACTTCACCTAAACTAAAGACATGGAACCTTGGGTCGCTCGCAGGTGATCCGAAGAAACCTAACAAAGCCGTTGTTGTAGATTTGATTAAGCATCCAACCAGGAAAGCCCCGGACGGCGAATCGTATGAGGAATTCACTGAGAGATTTGATACATTCATCAAAAAACTTGAAAAAGAGTCTAAGCACAGCGGGCCATTCTTAGTTATACTATCTGGTTCAAACTGCAGACGCATTAGTGAATTGTTGTTTAAGGACCGAACTGTACTCGACATTGACGAAGCAGGACTTTTTTGTATGCATCTCGACAAAGACGGGGAGTGGACGGCAGACTTGATTGAAGGCGGAAGGTCGCCAGAAGACATTGAAAAGAATCCAGAGGCTTCGTAATGGAAAAAGAAAAAGACAAAGGCGAACTCTGTCACATTAGCATTTGTGTCGCAGAGAACGGTTACAAAATATCCTGCTCTTACGAGGACGGCAGTAGCCTTTCGGCTCGCGCTGGGTGGGTGCCTACCTCTATGAGTTGCAAAGATTTTGTAGAGAAGAGCAAGAAATCAGTAGTGGCTCGCGTTGAAAAGATTTTAGATGGAGATTGCTCGGCATAGCCGAATAGGAGATTACAATGTTTGAATCCAAGAAGACGCCGGGTAAGAAATTTGGGTCAAGTTTTGCTGGCAAACGGTACGATGAGAATCACAGTTCAGACGGTATGCACAAAATGGGGGAAGAAAAAGAGTCTCCTGCGGAAGATGCAAACGAGAGCAGCGCAGATGAAGCCAATGAATCCCCAGAGACGAACAGTCAGGATGAACAGAATCCAGACGAGGAAAATAAAGACACAGTGCATCCCGTTGTAGCGGAGCACGGACCAGCGCACACTGTGCACATTAAACATCACGAGGGCGGCAAGAGCCACGTAATGAGCCATCATCCCGATGGGCACACGAATATGAGTGAGCATGAAGACCCACGAGAAGCACACGACGAAGGTCGGAAGTTAGCAGGACACCCTGCTGATGGGCAGGCTAAGGACCATGATAGTCCTTATCACCAAGGCAAGGATCAGGCTGGGGCATCCTCAGAAGAGGATTCGTTCGAAATGCCCGATTTGGTATAATAAGGAGACACCATGGCAGTAACACCATCAATTAGTCAGGACGGGAAGCAAGTATTCGTTGGTGATCAAGTTAGCATCACTGCCTTGGTGGTTTCCACGGCACCGTTCGGCAGCACTATTCCTTCGGGACTCGCAAGTGTAACTTGTGAAACCGCATGGTCACCAACGCAGTTTGTGATCCAAGCAAATGATGCCAATGCAGTTGAGCACAGCAACGATGCCGCGCATCCCGCGTTGTCATTCAACGGCGGCAAGAACTACGGAGCACCACAGGACCAGTGCACAGTGCTTGGCACATGCACATCCATTAGTGGAACCGGAGACCAAGCGTTGCTCACAGTAACTCTAGTGACTTCGGGATTGGTTGTCACAGTGCCAGCAGGTGCAGTTCGCAACGCAGCCGCATACGGCGGGGCGCAGTAAGGAGCCACGATGCCTTGGACTGAAGTTATGGACAAGTGGAAGACAGGACGCCTGAAGAGTGGCAACAAAGATACAGGCAAACCTGTGAAGAATCAAAAGCAAGCCGTAGCTATTTTGCTTTCGGAGAAGCGTGCAGCAGAGGGCGGCAAGGCAGAGTACCAGCCTAAGGCGAAAGGGTTAGGGAGGAAAAATGGCTAAGATGGTGTTCTCCATAATCAAGGAGCCGCGCACTGGTTACATGTCTCATCACCCTGGCAGCAGTGAGCACTGCTTCAATTGCTTGGCGTTTCGTAGGGAAGAGAGCGGTTGTGCTGGGGAAAAGATGAAGGAGTTGTCCAAACTCCCACGGTTACCAAATGGGGACGTGAAAGTACATCCAGTCTCATATTGCAACTTTTGGAAGGAAAAGAAATGACAGGCATGGGAAGAAAGAAAATACCAACAGCATCTACGGGAGCGCCAGTCGGGCCTGCTGTGACTACCAACTCTTCGCAGATGCCTAGTTGGATGACTGGCGAGGCTCCCACCCCCGCCCCACGTAAGAAGAAGCCCAGGATTGATAGTGGTGGGCAGTTGTCACGTGGCTCTATGAGGATGGCATAGTATGGCATTAG